GTCGAGGGTGAAGGCGGGGCGTACAGCCCCTCACGACCGGGGCATGAGCAACGACACCCCGGCGAATATCGGGACAGTCTGGAATGGACGATCCACTCGGGACGGTCTCGTATGTCGCTCCGTGTGCAGTCGAAGGACTTCAAGGCCGGCTGGATCGAAAAGGGAACCCGCTTCATGCCCAAGCACGCTGTCCTCGCGCGGACCCTGGACTACCTCAAGTCCGGCGGGTGACGTGTACGCGGACGCCGAGGCGTTGCTGGTCGCTTACCTCGCGCCGGTCGCGACGACATCGGTTGAGCTCCCGAACGCGGCGCAAGACCAGATGCCGTTCATCCAGGTCACCAGAATCGGCGGCCAGGACGACTACATCACCGACACCGCCAACGTAGATCTTGACTGCTACGGGAAATCCCGACGGCAGGCCTCGGACACCGCGCGCGCCGCGCAAGCCCTGATGATGCAGTTGCGCCGCACCCGGGTCACCGTTGCCGGCTCGCCGGTGTTGGTGGACACCGTCGAGCAGATCCTTGGCCCGACCTGGGTGAACTTCCAGGACGAACACCTCCAGCGTTACGTGATGACCTACGCCGTCTCGTCGCGCATCACCGCCCAGTAGGGCAGTTCTTCCCCTCATTTCGCGAAGGAGATATTGGCATGCCGAGCCAGACATGGAGCGCGGTATTCCCGGGCAACGCCGCGTTTGTGCGCAAGGCCCTGTACGGCTCGGTGTTCGTGCAGGACTGGACGGGCACCAACAACTGGGCCGCCTACAGTCCTTTCGACTCCGCATCGGGCGAGCTCGTCACGACGCTGCTCACCACCGACGGCTGGAACGACCTCGGATATCTCGACGATTCCGGTGTCGATTTCACCCCGAACTACTCGGTGGCGGACACGATGGCATGGCAGACACGACTGAAGCTGCGCACCGACGCCACGGAGGACACCGAGTCGGCCAAGTTCATGTGTCAGGAGTCGAAGCCGATCATCGACGCCCTGTACAACATGCTGCCGCTGGCATCGGTGTCGGCGATGGGGACGACCGGCTATGCGGTCACCAAGCCCCTCACCCCGCAGATCGTCTACCGCTCGATGCTGTTCCTCGGGGTGGACGGGTCGACCAACAACGAGGCGTACATCGCGACTCTCTACCCCAAGTGCCTGATGATCAAGCCGGACAACCAGTCCTGGAACTCCAAGACGGAGATCCAGACCGGCCTGACGTTCCAGGCCTACCCCGACGCGCTGTCCGGGTTCGCGGTGAAGCGGTTCCGTGAAGGCCCGGCGTGGCGTGCGCTCGGCCTTCCTGGCGGTGTCGGCGCGCTGGGCATCACCCCTGGTGCCACCCAGCTGGCCGTCACCTGGACGGCGGCGACCGTCGGCTCCGGTGCTCCCGCGCTGACGAACTACACCGTCACGGCCAACAAGGTCTCCGACGGCTCTGCTGCCGCTGGCTCGCCGTTCACCGTCGCGGCAGGCACCACCAACAAGACCATCACCAGCCTCACCACCGGCCAGCCCTACACGGTCACGGTGAAGGCCAACAACGCCAACGGTTCGGGCCCCGTCTCCACCGGCGTCGGCACCCCGACCTGATCTCTCCCGATCCCCTCGTGTCGGGGGCCTGGTCGACGGTTCCAGGCCCCCGGCGCCCAAACCGTCACCAACCGTCCGCAGAGGAGATACCCGTGTCCAGCCCCAACAGGAAGCGGTTCAAGCTCGCCGAACTGCGGCAGCAGGGCGTCGAGGCGCTCGGCAGCGAACCCGGCGTCGAGATCGAACTCGACGACGGCTCCACCGTCACCGTGCCCCACCCGATGCTGATCGACGAGCCAAGCCAGGCCGCCATCGACGATGCGGCAGGCGCGATCGCCACGGCCAAGGCGATCCTCGGCGACGAGGAGCACGCCAGGTTCGTGGCCGGCGGCGGCCACAGCAACGACATCATCCTTGCGTGGCGGCTGATGACCAAGGAGTTGGAAACCCCAAAACTGCCGAGGTAGTCGCGCTGCTGCGCCTGTTCCCCGAAGAGATCGAAGCTGACCTGCTCAGCCGCCAGATCGACATCGCGGATTGGTGGCGTGGCGAGATGACCTCCCGCCGGCTGTGGGTGCTGATCGAGCATCTGCCGGAGACGTCGGCTACCGCGCAGGCCCGGCGCGGCGACCGCTGGCCGGAGTGGACGCACATCTTGGCCTTGGTGACGGATCAACTGACGTTCCTCCGCGCTGAGGTACAGGCCGGCTTGGGGGCGAAGACCCCGATGAAGCCCAAGCCGCTGCCTCGTCCCCGCGACGAAGAGGAACGCGCCGAGCAGCAGGGCGCAGCCCGCAACGTGCGCGACTACCTGCTGCGCAACCAGGAACGCCCTCCAGGACAGAGATAACCACCGACGGGAGGGTGACGCGCTGTGCCCTCCGTCGGAACGTGGTTCGTCGAGGTCGTGCCCTCTTTCCGGGGCATGGCAGCCAAGATGCAGGCCGAGTCGGTGCCCATTGCGGCCGAATCGGGCGCCAAGGCTGGTGCGTCATTCTCCTCGGCGTTCACCAAGGAAACCGTGTCCGGGTCGCAGCGGATGGCCGCTGCGGTCGCTGCACAGGCGAAGACCGCGGAGGCCGCCGTCTCGGCCGCATCGGGCCGGGTGGTGGCGGCGCGGGCACGCGAGGAGGATGCCGCGGGCCGGGTCCGGGTCGCCGAGGCGAAGCTGGCAGAGGCACGAGCCAAGTACGCGGCTGACAGCTCGCAGGTGATCGGCGCCGAGGAGCGGTTGGCGGCTGCGCAGCGGTCATCGACGACCGCGTCTGCGGCTACTCAGTCGGCGACGGCGAAACTGGCCGCGGCGAAGTCGGCGACAGTCACCGCAACCACGGAAGAGTCGAAGGCGGTCGCGGCATCCAACGCGATCCTCGCGAAGAACGCGTCCGTAATCGCCACCCTTACCGATGGAGTGAAGAAGTACGGAGCCCTCATCGGTGCGGTGATTGTCGCCGACATGGGCGTGAAGGCTGTGAAGGCGGCCGGCGACTTCGAACAGTCGCAGGAGCGCCTTGTCACCACCGCCGGCGAGCTGCAGTCGAACCTCGCCTTGGTCGACGCCGGCGTGTTGAAGATGGCCGGGGACGTCGGATACTCGGCGCAGACGCTGTCCAAGGGCCTGTACACCGTGGAGAGCGCCGGTTTCCACGGGGCGGACGCGCTGCGGGTGATGCAGGCGGCTGCGGAGGGTGCCAAGGCCGAGAACGCGGACCTCACCACGGTCACCGACGCCGTCACCTCGGCGATGCGGGACTACCACTTGGGCGCGACCCAGTCGGCGGACGTCACATCCAAGCTGGTGACTGCAGTGTCGTTGGGTAAGACGACGTTCGAGCAGTTGACCGGGGCGATGTCGGCGATTCTGCCGAAGGCGTCAGCCGCAGGAGTGTCGCTCGAGGAGATCCTCGGCGACATGTCGGCGATGACGCTGCACGGCACCACAGCCGAGCAGGCGTCGCAGAACCTGGCTGATGCGCTGACGCACCTGGTGAACCCGACCTTGGCGATGACCAAGGAGATGGCCGCGCTGGGTCTGTCCTCTGCGGACTTGTCGAAGAACATCGGCAAGACCGGTATCTCGGGGGCGATGCTGGAGATCGAGCAGGCGATCTTGCAGCACATGGGGCCGGCTGGGACGACGTTGCTCAACGTGTTCAACCAGTCGAAGCAGGCCGCGCAGGACGCGAAGACCATGTTCGACGCGCTGCCGCCCGCAGCGCACAAGGTCGCCGCGGCGGTGATGGACGGGTCGTTGTCGTTCACCGAGTTCCGTAAGACTGGCGGCGGGCTGGCGGTCAGCCAGAAGGCGTTGGTCGATCAGTGGTTGACGATGTTCAAGTCCGCCAACGGGTTCAACGACGCCCTCAAGTCCGGCGGCAACGCCTCGCAGACCTTCAGCCAGGCCATGGCGAAGGCCACCGGTGACAGCGCCTCGCTGAACGTGGCGTTGATGCTGACCGGCGAGAACGCGGACATCGTGCAGGGCAACATCAAGGCCATCTCCGCGTCCGCGGCCGAAGCCGGCGGGCACGTGAAGGGCTGGTCGGAGGTCCAGGGCACCTTCAACCAGAAGATCGACGAGATCAAGGCCGGGATGGGTGCCTGGCTGATCCAGATGGGCACCAACCTGCTGCCGGCGTTGACCGAGTTCCTCGGGTTCCTGCAGGGGATCCCGCGGTGGCTGTCGGACAACAAGGACTGGTTGCTGCTGCTCGCGTCGGCCGCCGGCGGGGCGGCGTTGGCGTTCGTGGCGATGAAGATCGCCACCTTCGACTATGTGGCCGTGGCGAAGGCCGCACAGGCGGCGGTGATCGGGCTGAACGTCGCCATGCGCGCCAACCCGGTGATGTTGATCGTGACCGCTGTGGCGGCCCTTGTGGCGGCGCTGGTGTACGCGTGGTTCCACTTCGCGAAGTTCCGGGAGATCGTCGAAGCGGTCTGGCACGCCGTCGAGGCGGCAGGTAAGGCGATCTGGTCGGCGCTCGTAACTGCCTTCACGGCCGTGGTGGATGCCGCCAAGGTGGTCCGGTCGGCGCTGGTGACGGCGTTCAACGCGATCGTCGCGGCCGTCAAAGTCGTGGGGGCCGCCTTCTCGTGGTTCTGGGACACGATACTGAAGCCCACGTTCAACGTGATCAGCATCGCCGTGCGGGTCCTCGCAGGGATCTTCCTCACGATCTTGATCCTCCCGGTCTACTTCGCGGTGAAATACCTGCTGGCTCCGCTGTTCACGTGGCTGTGGGAGTCCGTGATCCGACCGGTGTTCGGGTTCATCGCCGGTATCGCTGTCTGGCTTTGGGGCAGTGTCCTCAAGCCCACCTTCGACGCAATCGGGGTCGGAGCCCACGCTGTCGGCTCGTTCTTCGTCTGGCTGTGGGCCAACGCGATCAAGCCCGCCCTGGACGCCATCGGTGTTGCGGTAAGGGCGACTGGCGAGTTCTTCAACTGGCTGTGGAACAACGCGATCAGCCCAGCGATCAACGCGATCGGCGTCGGGGCGAACTGGCTGTGGACAAACGCGATCAAGCCCGCGTTCGATGCGGTCAAGGCCGCCGTGGGCGCGGTGGGCGACGTGTTCACGTGGCTGTGGCACACCATCATCGAGCCGGTGTGGCACGGAATCCAGAGTGTCGTGGATAAGGTCGGCGGCGCGCTCGGAACGGCATTTGACGGCATCAAGTCCGCCGTTCATGCGGTGGGTGACGCCTTCTCTGCTGTAGCAACGGGGATTGGCACCGCATGGGACGGCGTCAAGAAGGCCGTTGCTGCCCCCATCAACTGGGTGATTCAGCACGTGTACAACGACGGTATCCGCGCGGTGTGGAACGGGGTCGCGGGGTTCCTCGGACTGGACAGCTTGAAGCTGCCGCCAGCTAATCTGGTCCAGTTCGCCGGTGGTGGTGTTATCGGCGGCTACCAGCCCGGTCGAGACGTGGTCCACGCGGTGCTTTCCCCGGGCGAGGCCGTGTTGGTACCAGAGCTGGTGCGGCAGATCGGGCCGGCGAACATCCTCGCCGCAAACGCGGCCGCGTCCGGCAGGCCTGGCACGACGATCGGTGGCTTCTCCGGCGGTGGCGTGGTCGCTGGAGATTGGGAGCCGGCCCGTTTCGCTGGCGGCGGTGTGATCGGCGACATCCTGTCGGTGATCGGCAACGTCGGCAAGAACGTGCTGGACATCTTCACCGACCCCATCGGGTTCGTCACCCGCGGCGTGGGCGGTGCCGGGAACTGGCTCGCCGAGATCGCCCACATCCCCGGCAAGTTCATCGGCAACATCGGCAGCTGGCTTTGGTCCAAGATCACCAGCTTCGCCGATGCGGCGATTCACGGTAACTTCGCGGGCGCCGCCAAGGATGCATTCCTGAAGGCCGTGACCGCCTTCACCGGCGTCGGCGGATCGTGGATCGGCCCCCTCGACACCTTGATCACGCGGGAGTCGGGTTGGAACCCGAAGGCGATCAACCTCACCGACATCAACGCACAGAACGGCGACCCGTCCCGAGGCCTCGCACAGGTGATCATGGCGACGTTCCAGCGGTACCGGGACACCCGCCTGCCCAACGACATCTACGACCCGGGCGCGAACGTGGTCGCGAGCATCAACTACATCAAGGACCGCTACGGCGACATCCACAACGTGCAGCAGGCCGACGCCAGCCAGCCGCCGATGGGCTACGACAGTGGCGGCTGGCTGATGCCGGGCGTAACCCCCACGGTGAACGCCACCGGCCGGCCCGAGGCCGTCCTCACCGAGTCGCAGTGGAACACGCTCAGCCGCGCCGCCACTCGAGGTGACGAGCACAACGCCTACTACATCACCACCCACGACCCCGAGTCGGTAGTGGCCGAGATGCAGCGACGGAAGCGGTTCGCCATGGCCCGTGAACAATAGGGGGTCGCTGTGCCGCTGAGCGCTCTTTATGGACCGGCGTTCACCGTAGACGGCCTGGCACTCAACGGCGGCACCGACTCGTTCGGCTGCGACTGGACCTTGACGGAACAGACCGGGTGGTTCGACACCCCACCGATCAAGGCATCCCGCGGGGACCGGCCTGCGAGCCGCGGGGTGTCGGTCGGCCCGGAATACAAGGGCGCTCGCGTCGTCACATTCGGCGGCGAACTGAACGCCCCAACGGTAGCCACATTGCGGGTGGCGCAGCGCCGGCTCGGCGGGATCTGCCAAGTCCCCGACAAGCTGTACTCGCTGGTGGCGGTCGAAGAAGACGGCACCACGCTCACCGCGGCAGTCAAGCTCGACGGCGCCATCCTGACGGCGCCGAAGGCGTGGAACACCGTGACGTGGTCCATTCAGTTGATGGCACCAGACCCACGCAAGTTCGGGCTCGCCACCGCAGTGAGCACCCAGCTCGCCGGAGCCGGCGGTGGCGGCATCCAATGGCAGGGGCCAGCCGGCGCAACCGGCATCCAATGGCAGGGCCCAACCCCCGGCACAACCGGCAC